CTGAAACTGGATTAGCAAAAGGTGATGGTATGGCTGCAGTCATATCAAATGCACTTGCTAAATTTTCTTTTGAAACTATAATAGGAAGTGTTGCACAAGTACCATTTAATCTTTTACAAGGTATAATAAATTTCTTTACTGCAGACTCAACAGAGAAAAAAGACATAATACAAGGTGGAGTCGATCAAATAAAAAAATGGGGAAAAGATTTTGCCTCTTGGATTTATAGTTTTATGCCAAGTCTGGATGGATTGAAATCGTACTTTAGATCTACTTTAAAAGAGAAACTCCCCACAAGATTATATGAATTTCTTTATGGAGCAGAAGCAGAACCAATCACACCTGTATCAGATTCAGAACTTAGAGCATTAATGGCAGGAGTCGATGAGAGAAATGCTGCTGCAGCAAGACAAAATACTATAGCAACTGCATTGTCTCCATTTGATTTGGATGGAGATGGAATTTTAAATAAAAAAGAATTTAATAACTTTATGGGCGCAGGCACCAAGGGCAAGGGTTATAAAATTCTTATGGATCTTGCAAATCAAACTGGTGAGGACGGTAAAGACCTTTATGGAAGAGTAAGAAATAGTGCCAATGTAGGTGGATATAATCTATCAATGCCAACATCAACTGATGGTGGTGCGTCTGTCAATGCAGTAGATATGAGAAACCAGTCCTCCAATAATAATAGTAGTTTTACAACTATAAATGAAGGACTGGTGACACAAGATAAAGGTTTATCTGATGGTGTTTAGTCTTCGTTTGCTAACTTTGCGAAGTATGACATTGTGTCATCATCTTCACTAGTGTCCTCTACCTGTTCTTTGGTAATAGGTGGTACAACTTCGTATGTCGCAGGTTCGTTCATCTGAACTTCCTGTGCCATTGTAGGTGCACCTGCAGATGCTTCCTCACCTAGAACACGCATCAACTTTGCTTTGAGTTCATCGTATGACTTGTAGTTCTTTGGATCGGTAAACTCACCGAGGTTATGTAGTTTTGAATAGAGATCTTCCAGTCTGGAGTCATCTCCATCATAGAGTGCAGATGGTGTAGTAAACTCTGACTTATCATAATTACGGTATCCTTCAACGTTTCGGATTTTCAATTTAAAGTCTGCGCCTTCCCACATATCAAATGGGTTGACAGGTTTTTCATCTGCAAAGTCTGGTTGCATTGCATCCATGATTTTCTCAAAGATCTTTTTACCAAACTTATACAACATTACTTTACCTTCATTAGAAGGGTTGCCTGGATCTGATACTACCAGAACGTTTGCAACGTAATGTAGTCTACGTTTCTGTCTACGTGCAGTTTCTTTATCTGCCTCGATACCAGAGTTCCATAGACGTGAGTTTAACTCACCGACTGGATCTGCTTGACCAATCGATGTTAGTGAGTTTTCGATATACCACTGACCAGTTGGGCCTTTGAACCCATGATCCCAATAACGAACCCAAGGTAGTTCAACACCTTCGGTTGCAGGAAGAAAACGTAAGACTGCATAACCATTACCTGCCTTATCGACAGTTGGTTTCCAGATACGGTCATCACCGTAGTTCTTCTTTTCTGTAGGAGCACTCCCACCTGCTGCTTCTGCTGCTTGTACGAGTTTTGAGATTTGGTCGCGGTTGCGTTTTAGATTTTCGAATGACATCGTCTTGTCCTTATTTTACTGAAGTATTAACTGAAATATTATAACACATATGTACTGTATTGTAAAGTGTATTTATACAAAAAGTGAAGAGTCAATTGCATTACCTCTCGGTAACAAATTCAACTCCATCGCTTCTGCTTCTAACTTGTCTCGAATAATTGGTGAGACAAATTTGCGAACATCTTCTGGTTCGATCTTGTTTTTTTCACAAACCAGTAGGATCGCTTCCATATAACCAATAGATTTTTCAATGACTGTCTTTTCTATTAGTTTGGAAAATTTTGATTTAGATAAAAACTGTTCTTCTATTTCTGACATCTAATCTCCTTGTCCTAAGTAAACTGTTCCTATATCATTATAGAAAACTCCGTGGGATCTTTTTACCATCCCTTCTGCATCATAGGCGGGCGCAACACATCGCCACCTGATTTTATGTTCCATCATCTCACCATAGAAATCGTCAACATAGTCACCACTTCGTAAATAGGTTTCTAGGTTTCGAATGTATGCTTGGTGATTTGCAACACGTGACTCCGCACCCTTTTCTTTCCTTCGTAAGGATTGACGTGCAGATGATAACAACTCCTTCTGAGTTTTGATCCAACCTTGAACCTTTCGAAAGTAAAAAGGGTCGTCCTCGCTTCGAGCGAGGACAGTTGGACAAATGTTTTTGTATTGAGGTGGGTTCTCTCTTAATCTTTTCTCACGTGCCTTTGCAAGTCTTTCTGCTGCTGCAGCACGTTGTTCTGGTGACATCTTACGTTTTACCATATTTATATGTCCTCTCTAATCACATAACCAAGAAAGTTGCATTTCAACTTCTTCTTCATATTTTGCCTTACGTTCTTTCCACTTCTTCTGAATGTGTTCAAAGGCAGTGTACCACATCTGTGTACCTTCTAGACCATCGAGTTGTTCTAGGTCTTCTACAATTTCAATTACGTCCATTACGAATCTCCTCTCAAGATAAGCTTACCACATTTTAAAACAAATGTCAAGCGGTACATACGTACCCCTTGTTCCATTTGCCAACATTGATGTCGTTATACCAAGCAACGTCAAAGTAATCAGTCATGATGTCTGACTTGTTGTACCAACCAGTACCTTGACCTGACATTGCAGCAATCAACTCTTTGAAGAAGTTTGCGATCTTGGTCTCACCAATATCTTCCATCCATCGTTCAACCCAATAAACATTGACCTGCATGTTGTCACCTACGTCATGGGCAGGTACGTCTCGCATCCTTGCATATTCATCATTGTGCTTTTGGAAAGCAGACATGAAGTCCAACTCACCAGATGCGATATTAACAACTAAACTAGAATGGTGTCGAACTGCAATAGAACCTTTCACACCATACTTTTTAAGAACCTCTTTGATTCCTACTGATAACTCTTTCTTTTTTTCTTGAGACATATATGCCATTTGTAAATTCCTCTCTAATTACAAATACAGTATTGCATAAAATGATTCGAATGTCAAGCCCTAAATGCAATTTTTTTTAATTTTTTTTAATATAAAAATATGCATCATCCATTCGAGTACCTTGGATATCTTTTAGTGCGTTATCCAAAACAACATCCTCTAGATCTTTGAAATCCATTTCAGTAGGAATTCGATCCCCAATAGGATCATTTGCAATACCTCGTGCCAACTCCTGCACTTGTTCCAGTAAATGTTTACATGCATCGTGATCATAGTCTTCACGTGCGAGACTCGAATATTGATTTCGTACTCGGTGCGCTTTGACTGCAAGATCATGCATTGCGTTAATTCTTTCGATCAATTGTTCAATAGAATGGTTCATCTTCTCATACGTGCGATTGCTTTCGCATCCCTATCATTGGTTACTGGTACTGCATTACTTTTGTGCATAGTCGCAATACCCTTGATGAGATCTCCAGTATACTTCTGAGCCTCTTTCTTCGAACCGTTACTACAAATGACATCACTGGTTGGTACAGTCTCTCTACACTTGTACTCTGGTATCTCAGATCTCCACGTAGACTTTTTACCAGTCACCCCCATCTTTTTGAGAAATGCCTCGTGTTCGTCTTGTGCTTTCTTCCACCCTGCTTTTCTTTTTAATTTAGATTTTCCGTGGACTTGAACTCCACGTATCATATGCATACTCATTGATATCCTCCTAAAAAAAGTCTACCACAATAATATATAAAAGTCAACCCCCAATGTAACCTTTGTCTGGTCTGAACCAATTCTTTTGATGATGGATTCTACCTAACAATTCTTGAATCTCTATCATTTCTTTTTTTAGTTCTTCGGAGGTTTCTCCTTGAGCAATAGCAAGACCACGTCTACCTGCTTTTGCTCGTAATGCTTGTTCAATAATCTCAACGTCTCTTATTGATAGATCAAACTTTTTATTTGGTTTCATAATTGGTCAACTGTTTTTTGAAACACATCGAATGCTTCATTTACACCTGTATATGCATTACTACTTAGACCCTTTAAATGTTTAGGGTTTACTACATATCCATCATCATACTTACCCCATGTCCACCAAGTTTTGTTGAACCCCTCATCATCTGGAATCAATTCTTTTAACAACACATAACCATTGTGATGGTAAAAATCATCATATTCTAAAATGCTTTCTCTCTCATCATCAGATTGAAAGTTGATATTATATCCCGCCCATATCATTTACCATCACCTCTTATCAATTCTTTCAACTTGTGTATTTCGTTTCTCAACAATGCGACTTCGTCTTGGAGCTGGATGATTTTATCATCCATTTCCATAACGTCTACTGATAGTCGATTAGTCCGTTCAATCCCAGTCATTATCGTACCTCGTTGTCTGTCGGAAAACATCACCGTAATGTTCCTCTGCGTATTTAGACGCATCAGTCCAATGATTGATATTTTCCTGATTATAATATGGATCAAGAGACTTGGTCTCAGTTTTTCGGACACGTTGATTTCTATTCAACTTCTTTGTGAACTTCTGAGCATGTTCTCGGATAACCGCGATACGTTCTGCTTGTGTCATGTCTTTTTCAATATTCATAATTAACCCTCTGTTCTATCATGTACTGGTAAAATTCCTGCGGTCATACCTTCTGACCTAAATCGACTATCACTGGTTCCTGCATAGTTACCACCTGCCATGAACCAACCTTTCGCACGTTCCCAACATTCTTCAATCTCATTCCAGACTGCAGGAACTAATTTTGGATATGGTCTACCCATTGGTCTGTCATCAACTATCATAACTGGTGGAATATCTGGTTGAGGTTCGAAAGGCCCCGAAACGTTGACCACGTTTAATTGAGTGAACTTGCCAGTGATGCCACCGTTTGAACAATCGACATCACCAAATTCTGCATTACGATAAACTGAAATATTTAAACCCATTACGAAACCCTCTTTAGATTACTGTCGTCCACATTAGGAGTAGGGAAAACTAAACCGAAATCCCTAATCATGATGTCTCTGACATTTTCACGATCAACACTATCTCCAGAGAAACCTAGACTGTTCTCTTCAGAATAAAATCCAACCTCTTTGATATACTTACTAGTCGCTTCAAAGATCTGCATATCAGTAGCACCCATATCATAGATACCACCTTTACTGTAGAAACCTTTTACATAATTTACAAATTCCAAAATGTATATCATTGAACTCTCTCCAATTTCACAAACGCATATACAGGGGTTTCAAATGCGGCATCCATCATACCAACTTCATCAAACCCATAGCAAACCATACCGTCTTCTGGTGGTGTGCCTTTATCATAAACAACTAAATCAAATCCTGCAGGGATAGTTCCCACGTAGGTATCGATGTTAGGTATATCAATTGTTTCAACATTAAATTGCATAACGAACAAATCCTCTCTAACTAATGTTCCACTTTAATTCTAATTTACCTTTTCTCAAACAATCGGCAATATGCTCAATATGTCTGATTGCTGCTTCTTTCTCATCAGAAGCACCTTCTCTAAGATCGATTGCAGAGTTCTCAAGGTTTTCTGCCATCTGAAGTTCTGCTTCAGCAAAGTTCAACATGAACTGACCATCTATTTCAACAGTCATTTTCTTGTCTTTCCAATCTTGGTAAAAATATGCCATTAAACTAACTCCTCTACTTGGTTATATAAATCGATGCCTTCTTGTAACAAGACTTTTGCACCATCTGCAGTAGCAAACCCATATTCATCTGCGAAGTCCATAGAACTACTCATCCATGCCTCATCCATACCATGAGTCTGGATTAAGTAACAAACCATGTTCGCACTAGTTGCAAACCCGATCAAACCGTGATTACCGTCATAAAACTCGACACCACCGTTTTCTGCCGCTATGAATTCTATATTTGCCATTTCTAAATTCCTCTCTGATTACATATATGTTATCGCATATTTTGAAAGGAATGTCAAGCAAAAAGTGAAAAAAAGATTTGTTTAAAATCAATCACTTATAATTTTTTTTAGGAATTGTATATTTTTCTTAAATGATCCTCGAACTGGTCAACCTTTTCGATTCGGTTCGGCCAGAGAATATATTCTTTTTCTGGATTCTTTTTAAGATTCTGCAATAAAGGTTGTATTGCATTGTACAAACTATCAAGTTTGTTTTGGGTGGTTATAATGAAATCTTCCGCCTTTGTAGTTTCTTCTAATTTCTTCTTTACTATTTCTAACTCAGTCTCATCGACTGCAGTAAATCCAAAATCAAACTCATCAAAATCGTACTGGTCTTCCATCATAACCACCTTTCAGTTAAAAGTTGAATGAAACTCCGACTGTGGTTTCACCCATATCTGATTTGTCTAGATCCCATGATGTTTCTGCATGTGCAGTCATATTCCAGATATCGTAAGTTGCTTTAAAATCGATGTCTGGTTTGGAACCATCTTCCCAAGTATTTAGTAAGTTAAAAGTTTCATCATTTACGATGTTGATTTCTGAACTTACAGAAAGGTTTGCACCACCAACACCCATGCTTACTGTAGGTGTCCAATCGATTGTAGCGATCTCTGTATCGATGTTATATTCTGATACAACCTTGTTACTTAAAGTAAAAGGATTTGCCATTGCTGCACTGGTTGTTAAGGCAAGTGCAAGTACCGTAGTAGTTAATGTTTTCATTTTTGTACCCCAAATTAAAATGCAGGACTAACCGTGGCCCTGCGCGGATCTATTACGTGATCACCCGATAACTTATCGACAGGGGAAAACCTGTAAGTTGAGAGAGAGGAGTGGTTCTCAACCCTGCCGATATTCTTGTGGATTATTTTTATAATCCGTAATCAAATCGTTTATTAGTAAGCAAATCCAGTCAACGTCTTCTTGATCCAGTGGTGGGATATCTCTCTGATATAATCCTACAACTATCTTTTCTTCGATTGCCGCCTTGTTGCACTTACCTTCTTTTATTGGTAAATGAAAACCGTTCTGCAAAATGTGCATCACCATTTTAGAATGCATTTCGTCTGACAATCTCATTTACTTACTCCATATATTTAGAGACATTCATACAACTATTTAGGAAAAAATATAAATGTAAACAAGAGTGTTGTATAAATGTCTCAGGTAACTGGAGCGGGTGGTAAGATTTGAACTTACGACATTTACCTTGGTAAGGTAACGTTCTACCACTGAACTACACCCGCTTATGTGTGGGCAGGATTCGGGAATACCTGCATGTACTCGCACTGTTCGCTCACCGCTAATCTCGCTTTCCAACCTGTCTGCATCCGCTAAGACGATCCGCTAAGATCCTTGGACATTACCTTATGGGCACGAACACCCATTATTCAGTCACCACGATACCTTCCGTCAAAGGTAACTATAAATCTCCTTCTATAAAATTCTGTTCGGAAAGAACTTACTTACGATCTCATCGATCTTCCCGAAACCAAGACCCTGCTTC